CGTATCAACAGCAACGTAATGTGTTTTACCAAACTGATCAATTTCTTTTTTCTTTTGAACATTTAGATTGATATACTTTTTACCGTTTTTACCTGTTTGAATATGCTCAGAAGGTAAGTCAGATAAGCAAACGCTAACCGATACAAGATTACCGTCAAACTTTTCAGTACCACCTCCTACATAAATTTTATTATCCATTTTAATGTATTTTAATTTCATGCTCCAAAATTTCTAAAACGTCAGCCATAAGTCTTTGCTTATCCTGTTCGTTTTTCATAGTAGTTGGAACTTCTACTATAAATATTTCTCGTTTCCAAGAGAGCTTTGAAAGATAATGTTTTATTACCTTATAAACAACCTTAATAACAAAAAACATTTTTCTATGCCATATTATGTTTCTATAATGTTTCATAATGAACGTATTGATTTATATCTGCTAACATATGAGGTCCTTCTTCATTATAAAATGTATTGTATACCTCAATAGCCCTCATAACCTTTTCTTCTCCGTAATTTAAAAAATCTGATGATGGCTCGTATATTCCTAAATCATGAGTAAGTTTATCAATAACGTAAAAAACTAATGGCTTTCCAAAAAGCTGTTGATATATATATGCCTGGCTATCATAATTGTATTTACGTGCAGAAAATTTAAACTTAGAAATATCAGAGGTAGTTTTTATATCAATTAACTGATCCTTACATACTATATCAGCCTTACCTTTCCATTTTACACCTCCAATTTCTTTAACCATAGGAACTTCATAAAAATTACTTTTATCATAAATAGCGTTTCTCATTTTATGATTATTTTTCATAACATCTACAATGATATTTAAAGACTGAACTTCTTTCGCTAATAAATAAATTTCTTTATCATTAGCTGCAACATAATCTTTATATGCTTTTGTATTTCTACTTGCCAAAGTTAAACACACAAAATCATCTAACTTATGTGGCTCTAACATAGCAGTATGAAAATACCTTCCCTCAATCATTGCCTTAGTTTCTTGTTGAGGTTTTCTAAAATTTTTAGGATTTTTTAAAAGTGTACCAATGTCTGAATTAGATAACCATTGTTTCCCGTAAGTCCCATAATACTTAGAATCATCTTTAAGGTTGTTTACAACCTCAATTAAATTAATAAGCTCCATTATATATGCTTAGAAAGCTCTTTTTTAATTTTAGCAGAAACATCAAACTTTTGTTGTATATGTTCTACTATAACAGGCAGTCCTAATGCTTTAATTTGTGGATCAGCAATATATTTTAATACATTTTTCCAGTCTTCACCTCCCACTTCTAATCTAACCTTAGTGACACTTTTATCAGCTTTCTTTTTAACTTGTGGAACTACTGTATTGTAAATGTTAGCGTCTGTATCTGCATCACTTATTATTCCTAACATTGATGACAACATATATCTTCTGTAATATGTTATTCCACTACCTTTTGACTGATATACATTCATACCTTTCATTGAACACTCAGGAATGACTGCATGAGATGATAGTTTTTCTCCACTCGGATGATGAAACAAAACTGTTGTTAAACCATCATCCTGTAACAGTTGTGTAAATCCTAAATTATGTTTTTTTAATAGTGGATTAATCTGTGTTATTATATGTTCAAGTTTTATATACTTGTATCCATAACCATCTGTGCCTTTTAAAAGCACAGGTACTTCTTGTTGAAAATCAGCAAGAGCTTTGTAAATGTTTTTCTTTTCCATTTTATTTAATTTAATTTAATTAGTTTATTTGTGTGATAAGTATATTTTTTCATTATTAAATCTCTTTTAGTTTTTAGATTTTTAATAAACTTATCGTTTTTACGTGTGTTTACTTCTGTCTTCATCTTATATTGTATAAGATCAACCTTACGTTTACAATTGCTTAAGGCTAACAATCTACAACCTTTTTCCCAACCGTGAGCATAAAATATTTGATATTCTTCGTCTGTTAATTCTTGATAATAATCTCCGTTTTTTGAACAATTTAAAATTTCTAATTTACTTGGAAACTTATTGATCTTAACACCTAAATTAATCATGCTAATTCCACCGTTTCTATGATAGTATATTGTATCATCCTTTAGAGCTTGATTAAATATATCCTTCTTACTGTACATTCTCTGTTGTTTTTTTAACAAAAGCTTGATAATCTTTATCTTCCTCAACAGCTTTTTTTGCTTTTTTATATCCTTTCATTATGGTATTGTGCTGAACAGGAAGCCCATTTTCTTCCATGAACCTTCTAATACTACCAATTTTTATAGGACGTTCATAAGCTAAGTAATAAAGCATTTGCCTGGCTTCAGGACGTGGGTGAACACGTGACTTGGAAAACATTTCTTGTAGTGAAATGTAAAATTTATCTGCAACTAAAGTTGCGTAAGTGTTAAATATCTCTTTTTTCATTTCTTTTTTTTTCTAATTTTTCTAATCTTTCTATTTCAAATTTTAAGTGGTTGATTGATTTTTTTAAACATTCTATTGGACTCTCATGTTTTTCAGAACTTCGTAAACAATATGTTACAACATTGCCTACATTCCACGTACAATTAAAATCTTCTACAACGTATCTTGCTTGGTAATATCCTTCTCTGTAGGTGTCTCCTACATAATAATCTGGCACATCAATTTCTTGGCTCATATCTTTTAATTAATTTATATTTACTCATATCATTATTAATAATTTCTCTCTCAAAACGTGGTATTGGCAATCTACACGCAGAAACAAATTTATTTTTTATTTCTATGTTACCACTGTATTTAAAAAAATCATTAAGATCAATATGATTTAATCGGTTTTTTTTATTGTAAATTTTTTGTTTTTGAGCAGACTTTAGCTGCTCCACTAAGTATAGTGAAAGTGATTTCATTACATTTAATTTAATTTAATTTTCATAAGGGAGTAGCTAAAAGTATTAACGTGTTTGGCAATATCGCCTTTATAACCACCCCCTTATAAAATATAAAGAGCAAACATTTAATATTAAGGTATCTTACACCTATAAAATTATTGGGATTATTCCCTCTCTTTATGCGTATAGTTATTTATAATAATTTTCTTAAGTATATCTTGATTTAATTTTTGTAGCCATTGTATATATTTTACATTTGGCTTATCTTTTAATTTTTCTTTCAAGATCAACTGATGAACTTCTTTCATTATATACAGAAATTTAAAGGACTGTTTTTAATTTGCTCTCTTTGTTTTTTAGCTTTTCTATTTATATTCTTAAGAGCTGTCTTTTGGTATTCTTCTTTAATATATTCGTTCCATTTATTAAAGTTTAATACTCTGTACTTATAGTTTCCTAATTTTTCTTGATATTCTTTATCCATAATTTAATATTTATATTAATAAAAAACGAGGAAGAAACACGCCATACAGTTTCTAATTACGTTGTTGATTTCGCCTAACATCAACTCGTGTACAAATCAAATTCGGTTTAAAAATACATAATAATTACTTACCAACCAAATCAAAATGTAAAAAGTTTTCTTTTGCTTCAAAGGAATAGCTGTCACCCCTTACCATTCCAGTTTCATAATTAAATTTATTATAGTCAATTACTTCGTTTGGTATTCTAAACTCATTTTTTTTAGGCGATAAATGGAGTTCTTTAGGAAAGTTATATATGTCACTCGTAAGTCCCTCAGAGTCAAAATACATCTTTATTATATTGTTTGCATTATCTTGAATTTTATCATAAATTTCACGTGTTACAAACTGAGGATCTAAAGTGTCTATATCTGTAATTACCCCATATATACTCTCATCGTATGGAATTACTGAAAGAACTTGTGAATTATATCCATCTGTTAACTTTAAAAAATTATCTGTCATATAATAAAAATGCGTAAAAGGAATATTTTTTAATCTACGTGAAATATTGTTTTTATCGTATTTTAATTCTTGAATAAAACTCTTATGAGCGTGTTCTTCTACCTCTAAAAACTTAAGCTCTTTAGGGTAGGTTTTCCAAAACCATAAATCTTTTCCTTTCTTCCAAGATTTTAAAGCACTGTGTAGTACAGCTGTTGTGCTGTGAGAATAGCCAACATCAATGTAAGATGTAGGTTTTCTTAACTTTTCCCTTACTCCATGTGAGCTGCTTTGTGAGTCACATGATACTATTGCTATAAATTTATCCATGATTTTTACTTTCTTACAAAGTTAAGGATATAATTTTTATCTATATAATCTTCTATAACCCCGTAAATATTATGATATGATTTAAGACTTTCTTCAGGCATATTACCTGTACAGGTTTTAGCATCACCATGTATATCCTCTGTTATTTTTGTAGCTAAATCATCGCAAAACTCCATAATATCTTCTTTAGTCGTAAGTCCATCTATTTCACGAACTTCAATATCATCCTCATATTTTAATCCATGTATAGAACTAACCATGTATTTATTAGGGCTTACGTGATCACATAATTTTTCAATCTGATCTATATCATCTTCGGATTCCCAGCCTT